TCACCACCACTAACTTGAGCAGGTAAATTAGCTGTATCTAACGTACCTGTAGCCTGTAGCATCATTCTTTCGAAGATTTGAGCTGTTTCTATGTTAGATTTGTCCGTAACACCGAACTTAAATGGTTGTAAGATCTCTGCTGGGTTACCATTGACAAGGATATTCTTCCCTGGTTTGATCTCAAACTTCTGTCCACGAGGTAATCTAGAGGCATCTATAGCCATCATAGGAGCTGCTGTAAGCCCTAAAGAGTCTACATGGCTACGAATCTGTGCATCCACAGCCTTTTGCATGTTGTAGGCCTTCTCAGCCGTTCCACGACCCCAGAAACGACCAGGAACGCTATCAGCTTGGTAGGCAACAACAGGCCTGTCTTGCATCATGAAAGGGTTTTCTTCGCCTTTCAGTAGTACTTCACCGTTAGCAATAACGATAAGAGCCTCTACCATCTCTGAATAGAGTTCATCGTCTGTTGTTGTACTATCTTCAGGGTTTTCTAGTAGCTTCTTAGGTACTAAACCATAGTAACGAAGTAAGAGTACTTTGTCTTGTTGATAGTATGTTAGATCCTGATTAGGCTCTAGATCTGTATCTAAGTAAGCATCACCAATCGCTACTTTCTTATAAACACCATCTTCCATGCCTTTGATAACAGCATGTCTTCCGACATACTCTTCAATAGCACAACCCATCGCATCATCAATGCTTGTTGCGTTAGGATCAATTAAAAAGTTACGTGGATTGATTGGTTTTAAGTCTACGGACACTCTGTACGATGTATTGACACCGATCATCCTCAGTCCAGGCTGTGCTGTGGGCTGTGTTGCTGGTGCTAGATTCTTTTTCTGTTTAACAATGATCTCAGCGATACCAGTGCCGTAGATCTCAGCTAAGGTCATTACTTGACCAATGTTCTTACGTACTTTGTCTTTCTTAAAGTCTTCGGACAATAAACCTCTCATCTTCTCAATGTCGGTTTTGTCCGTATCATTCACATCATCGCTGATGTCAAAGAAGACTCCTTTAGCGAACACAGCTTCTTCAAGATCAGCTTGTTTGTTATCCACTGCTTGCTGCAGTGCAGGACTAATAAGCTTTGAACGCTCAGTACCTCTTGTTTTATCTTCGTCAGCCCAAAGACCACGCCAGAGACGTTCATACTCGTCCCAACGTTCCATGTAGTTCTCATCCCTATAGTTTCGCCAATCATTGCAGCGATCCATAACGAAAGCTACTAAGGCATTCTGAGGAGTGATTTCAGATTCGAATTTCATTGTCACCAACCTATCGTAGTGTCTAGGACTTCATACTCTTCTTCATCCAGATTCTGGTTCCAATCTGCTACCTGTATCTGGTCTATGTAGCTCACTGCATCAATCAAATCATCATGAGTCTTGCTATCAGGGAACTGCATCAATTGATCAATGAACTTGTTATTCCAATCAGCTTCATTCAACACAATCCTACCGTGTTCAAAGCGTCCTTGTAGCGACCAAACAATCCTATCTACTTTCTTCTTATTACCGTGTGTTAGTTCTTCAACTCTAGGATAGAAGTTTAATCTTCTCATCAAATCATTCATATAAGGCATCACTGCATTCTTCAGTGCACCTTTCTCAATACCAACAGCATTGACTCTGTAGTCTTTAGCAGCCTTTAATATCCTCACTGCTGTTTCTCGGACATCCCATCTACCATACTGTATGTCAGCTACCCACCAGCCTTTGGTGTTAACCTTAACAATAGCTATTGCTGTTTCATCCAGTTTAGAGTTCTTCGTTTTATTCGTCTGAGATGAATCCGTAAAACCACATAGATCCACCGCAATAAAGTAGTTACCATCTTCAGGCTCTTCATCACTAATCTTGATCCATTCATCTTTGAAGATCTCCGACTGTGCTGCTTCAAAAGAAGCCATGAACTCTTGTCTGAATGCAAAGCTAGACATTGATCCTCTAGCTGCTTCAATCTCTTCAGGATCTAACAACGGATTATCAAAGCTAGTGAAGTGCCATGCCTTGTAATCTTTATCCTTACCACTATCACCTAGTCTATACAGTTCATAGAAGTGATTTCTACCCATTGGCGTACCAATGAACATAGCTCTACCCTTCTGATCCGCTAAAGCAGGTCTTAATATCTGTTCGAACACCTGTGGCTTCATGTCTGCGTACTCATCCATCACTAAGTACTTCAAACTAACACCACGCATAGTCTCTGGTCTATCAGCACCCTTTAGCGATATCATTGCTCCATTCACTAAAGTAATCTGCATGTTATTGACATGACTGCCTTTAATGACTGTATGGCCTAGCTCTAACAGCGTAGTCCACATAATATCTCTAGCTTGTCCCTGCGTAGGTGCTACATACCAGACATGACCCTTCTCAGTCTGTAGTGCCTCTATGATCAGTGTCCAAGCTGCTAATCTAGATTTACCTGTTCGTCTACCAGCAGCGATGATCTTAAACCTTGCTGGATCTTTAAAGACATCTTGTTGCCAAGGAAGAAGCGCTACGTTTAAATTACTCATCGTCTTCTTCTTCGTAATCAATCAATGTTGTTTCTACCTCTACAGGTTCATGCTCAATCATTTCTACTGGATTATCATTCACACCAGTGATGTTGATGGTAATGGCTCTAGAGCCTCCAGCAACACCTTTATCCTCAAAGTAAGATACTGGCAACATCCTATCAACACATAGCTTCAGCGCTGCCATCTGATCCTTATCATCATCATTCAATGCCTTATGCACTATCTTCCTGATGATAGCCTGTGAGTGTGTCAGCAACAGCGAAGCAGTTAGTTCTTTAATCCTTGCTGCTTCACCAGGAGGTCTACCTCTTTTACCTCTCTTAATGTACTTCTTGACTTCTTCCTTCTTTGGACGTCCTCTTTTTCTCTTTTTGACAGGCACTTTCTTTTCTTCATTGACTGCCACGACATCCTGGCTGACCGATGAAGGTAGCGAACAAGACTCAGAGATTACTTCAGTTTTAATTTCGGACATCACTACCTCTATATAGTTTCTCTGCCGGAAGGCAGGACTGTAGGGTGTATATAATTCTATCTACAATGTAGTGTATGACGATTAGTTATAAGTCTATTACTGAATGGTTCTTATACAATGTTTTGTTCATAGCCTACATAGAAGGGTATATTATAGCATATTTTTTTAAGTTTGTCAAGTTACTTCTTTTTATCCAGTGCAGATCAGTGCTGTAATCAGTGCAAACTACATGCAAGAATCGTGCCAACATAGGCTATGGCGGGACTCCATTAACATGGTATCTTAGGCTCCGCAGAGGCTTTATAGATAACCTATTGATTCTTAAGAGATTTCTTATTAGTAATGAATTATCATTAGCAACTTACTTTTTAGCTTTTTTTTGAGGCTAAGTAGCTTTCCTATTTTGCTCTTTTTTGTGTCTATAGAGCACCACAACAATCTACACTACAACACAGACCCCTCCCCCTATGTCGTATACTGTATACAGAATACAATAGAGATTGTCGCTAGGATGACAATTCAATATACAAAGTCATAGATTGTCACTACGACGACAATACATTATATGAAATCATAGATTGTCGTTAGGATGACAATTGAGTCTGTGCAGACTGTGCAGGCACAAAAGTGTATCGATGGAGCACCACATAGGGATACTTTATTGACCACATAGATACACCTTATCATTGTCTAAGACTGTGCAGACTGTGCAGATGTTCCACGTGAAACGTTGTATTCGAACAACATTACCGTTTATCGTCGGTTATTGTCCGTTCGTCCAGATAGGTGCAAAAGCCCATTGAAATATGTTCGGAAAGTCTATAAGATGGTTTTCATCGCAACCAACAAAGGATTATCTATCATGTCAGTAAAAATCAGTGTTACGTCAAAGCTTGATGGCATTCGATCATGGTCCCTTCAAGCATTAGATACTTGTCCGGGTTCAAAGGCTAGCGATGGATCCTTAGTCGATGCTTGCAAAGGATGTTACGCAACAACTGGCAACTACAATTTCGCTAATGTCAAGGCACCAAGGCTTCACAATCGGGAAGATTGGCAGCGTGACACTTGGGTTGATGACATGGTCAAAGCTTTAGATTCGGATCGCTATTTCCGCTGGTTTGATTCAGGTGACATGTACACACTCAAGCTTGCAGAGAAGATGTTCGAAGTTATGAAACGTACACCATGGGTCAAACACTGGTTGCCGACTAGAATGCACAAGTTTACTAAGTTTCAATCAATCATTGATCAAATGGATGCACTTGAGAATGTTGTTGTCCGCCGATCATCGGATTCTATTGTCGGCGAAATACTCGATGCACCATGGTCAAGCACTATTGCAGCAAGCTTCGATGCTGATAACATCAAGGTTTGTGAAGCATACCAGCATCAGGGTAAGTGTAATGGCTGCCGTGCATGTTGGGATAAATCAGTTAGCACTATAGGCTACGTTGCCCATGGTGTTAAAATGTCTAAAGTAATCAAACTAAAGGTAATGTAATGAAAAACTTTAAGATTGTCGGTTATCTAGTCACGTACTATCTAAGCTTAGAAGGAGGCTTAGAACACTTGGATAGGTTCGATACGTTGGATGAAGCAGAAGACTTCGTTGATCGATTAGAACCTGAAGAGTTTTGGATTAACCCTATCGTAGACTTATCTGGAGAGTAGACTATGCAACCAATAACCTACACCAAGCTGTTAGCAATAGCACCTGACGGTGAGCCACTAAGATCATGGAGGGAGATTTATACTTATGTTAGATCGAAATCAGGTATTAATTACGGTGTCATTAACGTTATCGAGATAACATCAACCAAAAAGGATTAAACATGAAATCTAATGACCTTGTGTTGTATCTTGGTGGCAGTGCTTTCGGTGTATTGTTTGCCTTCATGCTATTTATAGGACTAACCCTATGATTAAGACTTATTTTAATGGTAAGCCATGCGAAGTGTTGAAACATGGTGTTGATGGTGAGGTTTTAATCCGTCATGCATCACCTGATCCGCTATGGCCGTTTCCATC